GTAGCAGAGTGACTGTGCGGACGAATCTCAGAGAGGCAGACCGAGAGCGCTGGACGGCTTACGCGCGCGCAATCGTGCAGAGCCCGGCGCTAATCGTGCTCGTGCAAGCGCGCGCAAAAGAGTCGCCAGACGGCATCGCAGACCTCTCTGGCGCAGTCGCGTCATGGGCAGACGATCTTGTTTTCGAAGAGCGCGTAAGGTTCGAGAGTCCAGCGATTCCGACGCGGATCAGTGTGCCAGACGACGGGGCGGATAGTGGCGAAGGGTGACACGCTATCGGCGAAGCAGCTTGCTTTCGTGGCCGCCTACATCGGGCGAGCGAAGGGCAACGCTACCCTAGCCGCGCGCATCGCAGGCTACAGCGGAACGGATATGGCACTCGGTCAAGCGGGACACGAGTTGCTGAAAAATCCGAAAATAAAGCGCGAAATCGATCGCGCTAACGCGAAAGTCGCATCTGCTGCAATCGCGACGACTAGCGAGATCCAGCGGATGCTGACACGCATCGCACGAGACGATCCGGAGGAATCCGAGCACGAGCTTGAGTTTTCCGTGCAGTCCGGCCAGGCAATGATCGACCCGCGAAAACTGACGCCTGAGATCTTGCAACACATGGCCGAAGGCGGAATGCCTCCGCCTGGATCGGACGTCTGGTTCCGGCGTCGAGCGCCGAAGGCAGTCCGACTGCAAGCAATGAACACGCTGTTGAAGATGCGCGGAGCGTTGATCGACAACCTAAATGTGAGGGTAGAAGGCGGACTAAAAGCGCTCCTCCCGCGGTTGCAGCGTCACATGGATCCGACTGCGTTTGAAGCGTTGATCGGTGCGATGGCCAAGGTTAGCGAGGAGCTCGCAGGGGATGACGCGTGAGCTTCGATCGCCTGGCCGCAGAGCTACTCGGAGGATCGCGCGACGTCTTCGCGGCGCTGGCGCTGCTGATCGGTGTCGACGATCCAACCGTCGTGATCTCGCGTCGCAGCGATGGCATTGTCTCGTGCGAGACCCGCGCGGCTGGCCGCTGGTACCGCGGGCACGGGCGGACTGAGGACGAGGCCGCATGGTCCCTGCTAGCCGTGCTGGCGAGGCGCCAGGCGGAGATCCGGAGCGCGCTCTGATGGACTCGGAACCCGATTTTGACGTGGTTGCGATCCGCTGCGTCGTGGCTGCGCTGGCGATCCTCGTGGCCGCGGACGCGATCAAGACCTGCGCTCGCCACATGGAGCGGCGGAAGGCCTACGCGGCATGCGTCGAGCATCACGCGGTGGACCTTTGCGCGGACGTGCTGCCGTGACAGCGCAGCTCGTGTGCAGAGAGTGCGGTGAGCTCGAGCCGCTGGCCGGTGCGAGTTCGCGCCGCACGCGCACGGGCGTCTGCCTGCCGTGCTGGATCAGCTCCACGGCGCACGTAGCGGTCTGGTCGCTGGCCGGCGCTGCCGCATTCGCCCACCTGGCGCTGAGTCCGGCTACGGGGCTGGCTGCGAGCGTTGTGGCGTGGTGGGGGGCGCTGGGGGCCTGGGGAGAGCCCTCCCCGGACGGATGACCGAATTCGCAGAAGGTATCTTATGTAAACTAAGGTGCGATAGTGTGGGACGAGGGGTGAACGGTGCGGGGACTAAGTTCTGCAATGATTCCGGAGTTTGATGGGGTGTCCTGGGGGGATCCGGTGGACCTCCCGATCGAGGCTGCGACTCTCCCGTGCTGGGCGAGTGCGCGCCCGGATCGGCATGGGGAGCTGGTTTCCAGCCTGGCGGAGCACGGTCAGCGCGAGCCCGTCTACGTGCGCGAGCGCGTGGCCTTCCCGGACTCGGCGGCGACCGTCTACGAGCTCGTGGACGGGGAGCGGCGCGTTGCGGGCGCTCGCGAGCTCGGGTGGCCGACGATTCGCGCGCGCATCGTCCAGGCGCCTGCCGGCGACCGTGGTTACGCGCTGGCGGTCGCGTCCGTCATGCACGCGCGCGGGGACCGGATCCTGGCCTCGGAGGCTTCTCGCGCGCTCGTGCGCGTCGCATCGATGCCCGAGCACCGGGATCAGAATCTGGCGCAGGTCGCGCTCAGTCTGGGCCGGATCTTCGGAAGATCTCCCACGTGGGTCAAAGACCTGCTCGCGATGGAGCGCGCAGCACCCGCTGTGCGGTCGATGCTCGACCGAAAGGCGTTTCCGCGCGCGCTGGTAACGTACCTCGCGCGGATTGCCGATCACGATCTGCAGGTCAGCTACGCGAAGCGGATCGTGTCCACCGGAATGAACATTCACGCGGCGCGAAACTTTGTCTGCGCGCGCGTTGACGCTCTCAAGATCGACGGCGTGGCGCCGGACGTTGCGCGCAACCCTGCCAAGCCACGCGCAAAGCGCCCGAAGAAGGTCGACCTAACGGAAGCTCGCCCCGCGAACGTGCTCGACGTGATCAGACATATCAGCGACTACGCGGACAGCGTGCTCGACATGCCGCAGGCCACCCTTACCGCGGCATTCGCTGACGATCCCGGATCCGCTCGCCTCGCCTGCACGCGCATCGGCGAATCGATCGAGGCACTCGGGATGCTCCGGCAGGCGCTACAGCGACGAGCAGATAAGGCCGCGCAGTGAGCGACGTGGGTAGCCTGTGGACCCTCGCCTGGGTCGTGCTGGGGATCTTCGGCCTGATGGTCGTGGAGGTCGTGTTACTCGTCCGCGCGAGCCACCAGGAGCGCCTTATGCGCTCTGCTCGCCTGACGATTCCGCCGCCCGAGGATCCGGAGAAAAAGCGCAGATCGACGCAGAAAACATGGAAGTTTCAGGGCTTCTCAGCATGCGCAATATTGCAGAAGGTGATAAACCACTGCCTATGGCATTCGACGTCAACGCGCTTCCCGTCTACGCGTGCCACAAGCGCGTGCGGGCGGCGAAGATCACGGACTGGCGCTTTCTGCTGCCGGAAAAGGTCGTGCTGGAGCTCGAAGGAGGATCCGAGGCGACCGTTTGCGCGCAGTGGTTTGACGCAAAAAGGCCGCGAATCGGCGGCTATTTCGTCGTCTACGCGGACGGTTACGAGTCTTACTCGCCCGCTGGGGCGTTTGAGCTGGGGTACTCGAAAATCGAAGAAGGAGGAAGCGGTGGACATGGTTGACGTGACGGCACCGGAAGAGAAGAAAAAGCGCAAGCCGCGTGGTCCGCGCAAGACGGCGAATGATCGCCTTCGCGAGCTCGTGGAGGTCAAGCGGTGCGAGCTTGAGAAGCTGAGTGCGAAGCACAAAGCGGTATGCGACGAGCAAACCAAGCTGTGGGCTGCGGTGGGGGCATCTCGCGCGGAGCTCGAATCGCTGGAGCGCGCGTGCGTCTCCCCTGCCCCGGCGAGCACGGTAGAGCAGGCGATTCAGGACGAAGGTCTGGACGATGACGGCTACGTCGTGGAGGCGACATGACGATCGCGGAAGACCTGGAGAACTGGTTTAGCTATCACGCCCCGAAGCGTGGGCAGCCCGCGATCTACGAGGAGATCCGCTTGGCCGGCGCAGCGCTCGCGGCGCGCGTGGTGTATCGGTGCCCAGACTCACCGGAGCGGAACGAAGCGCTGAAGAAGATCCGAGAGGCTGTCATGTGGGCGAACTCTGCGATCGCTTGCGAGGTCGGCTGATGGGTAACCGCATGCCATGGGCGCTCGAACAGCTCGCCGCAGGCGCGCGCATCTATCGCGATGGTTGGCCGGATGGCGTGCGTGTGTGGATGTACGCGCCGTGCAAGTGCTCGAAGGTAACCGCTCCTTTCGCGGTGATCAGCGGCGCGGACAGTCTCACGATCCCATGGACGGCCAACCAAGCGGATCTCACCGCTGGCGACTGGGCAGCGGAGCCGAAGGCGTGACGCGAGTACGGGATGCGGTCGCATTCGAGCGCAAAGCAGCTGAAGAGGCGCTTTCGCGCGCCGAAGACCTGGACGATGCCGCGTGCGCGCTGAGACTCGACACGAGCGCCCTACGCGCTTCTGCGCGTCGTCTGCGGCATGCGCTCGAAGCGCTGGGGCACTCGTGGATCGGCAGTGAGTGACCACGAGCTGATCTTGCTGATCGTGTCTGGGCTGGGCGGTGCGGAGCTTGCCCACCTTATGCTCAACTGGTCGAACTTGAACGCGCTGGACAAGCGGATCAGAGCGATCGAACGTGATCTAGGAATCGGCATCGAAAGCTCAATCAGGCGAGTCCCGAACGTTCACAAGATGGTGTGGAGACGGCGGCTAGTTGGGCGCCTGGAAAGGCTCAGGAGATGGCTGCGGAAGAAGACGAGAAGGTAAGCGAGCGGATCGAAGATCCCGAGCTCGCGCACGAAATGGCGCTGATCGAAAACGAGGAGTGGGAGCGCGCGCGAATCGCGGAAAAGCTCGGGACGCGGATCGCGGGGCACAGGATCGAAAACGTCTGCTTAGACGAGGCGAGCACGTTCCCCCTCTTCGACAAAATCTTCGCGCACGTCCTGAGCCGGCGAGACGGCAAGCGCGAGCCGAGTAAGTAGCCCTGCCCGAAGATGTACGATCGCGCCGAATACGATAGCGAGGAGCTCGCGCTAATCGCGGATGCAGCGGCGAAGATCGGCAGGCAGCTACTAGACACGGGAAAGAAGGCGAAGGAGCACGAGGATCGGTGGGCGAAGTACCACGACGATCCCGTCGGCTTTTTCGTTGACGTGCTCGGCGTGACTCCGTGGGAAGCCGAAGGCGCGGAGACACAGAGCCAAGCCGATCTCATTCGCGCCATCGGGATTGGCGATCGCGTGGCCTGCAAGAGCGGGCACAAGATCGGGAAGATGCTTCACGATGACACACCGGTTCCAACGCCTTCCGGGTGGAGGCGACATGGCGACCTCAAGATCGGAGACCAGGTCTTCGACGAGAGCGGACGACCATGCAACGTCGTGAACGTCATCCCGTGGTCTAACAGGCCGCTCATGCGCGTCACATTCGAGGATGGGACGTCCATAGACGCCGACGAAAGGCACGAGTGGGTTGTCCATTCCAGGGAGAGCCGGAAGCGCACCTACAAGCCTGCTCAGACGCTGGAGACGAGGCAGCTAGCGCAAGCCTTGACCGTGCCCAATGGGAGTAACCCCGACGGCTCTCCGCGCAGAGTCGCTAACTGGACTGTCGATCTTCCGGGAGCAATCGAGCTCCCGACCGCGGACTTGCCGCTTGATCCGTACCTACTCGGCGTTTGGCTTGGAGACGGAAACTCGCGCGGCGCAGCGATGACGACAGCGGATGCGGAGATTCAGGGCGCGTTTGAACGTGCGGGGTTTGACACACAGCGGAAGGAGTCAAAGGGGGCTGCCTGGGCGTTCGGAATCACGTCCCGTGGCAGAGGCGAGCAAAACAGGTTCTCCCAGATTCTCAGAAGCCTCGGAGTCCACTCAAACAAGCACGTCCCGCGCGAGTACCTTTGGGCATCGGCGGATCAGCGGCTGGCGCTGCTGCAAGGGCTGATGGACACCGACGGGACGTGCAGCGAAAAAGGGATCGCGTGCTTCACGAACACCAACGAGCAAATCGCGAGGTCGGTGCAGTTCCTGGCCCGATCGCTGGGGATCAAGGCGCGCATTTCGGAGGGTCGTGCGAAGCTGAACGGCAGAGACTGCGGACCTGTGTGGGACGTGATTTGGTGCTCTCCGCACCGCGTGTTTAGGCTCGCGCGCAAGGCTTGCAGGCTGCGAACGGCGTGGAAGCACAAGGCCAACGCGCATAAGCGCATGGCGATCGTAAGCGTCGAGCCGCTTGCGGAACGAGTCAGCGCGCAGTGCATCACGGTGGACTCTCCGTCCCACCTGTACCTCGCCGGAGAGGCGATGCTGCCCACGCACAACAGCATTACAGCAGTAGGCTGTGCGCTCTGGTTCGTCTGCACACGCAAAAAAGCACGCGTTTTGCTCACTGCGCCAACGTTCGCGCAGGTCAAGAACATCCTGTGGAAAGAGCTGGCGAACGTCTATCGCGATCGCCGCTTAGAGGCGAAACTAGGCGCGCCGCTCGCGCTTGATCCGTCGACTGGTCTCAGGCTTCCAAACGGGAACGAAATCATCGGGATCAGCACGAAGACCACCGAGAACCTCGCGGGCATCTCGGCGCCGGAGATGCTGTTCATCGTCGACGAAGCGTCAGGTTTCCCCGACGATCTTTGGGAGGTACTCAGCAAGGGAAACGCGGCCGGTGGCGTCAAGATCTTTTGCATCTCGAACCCAACCCGCACAAGCGGCTGGTTTTTCCGCATCTTTCGCGAGCGCGCGAAGTTCTCTCGCTGGCAGTGCTTCACGATTTCCAGCGAAAACACGCCGAACGCACGCAGCGGAAAGCGCCTAGTTCCTGGTCTCGCAACGCGGGATTTCATCGAGGAAATCAGGACAGAGTGCGGCGCTGAGTGGCGAGACGATCCCGTTTACATGGTTCGAATCCGTGGCGAGTTCCCGCCGCAAGGATCGGACGCAGTGATCTCGCTGCACGCAGTGGAGCGCGCTACGTCGCGGTGGGAGACCACGTCACCGCCCGATCCTGAGCTCTACGAGCTGACGATCGGGGTCGACGTGGGACGCTACGGAACAGATCCAAGCGTGGCGCAGCCTGTACGCGGCTCCTACGCGTACGAACCTCGCGAGGTCTATCGAGCGGACGGGCCGACCGTCGCAAACATGGCGCTCGCGATGGCGCGAGAGCTGCGGCAAGGCGATGAAGTGATCCGCATGGTCGTGGACGGGATCGGCGTCGGCGCCTCCGTAGTCGACGCGCTCAAGTACAGCGAAGACGTCCAGGAAGGTCGCGTGTATTTGGTCGATCTGAACGTGGGCGAAGCTGCCGACGAACAGGCGATGAAAAAGACGCCTGACGGCAAGGCAAAGAAGCCAGTGCACAGCTACGAGCGACTGCGCGATCAGCTTTGGTTTGGTGTCGCGGAGTGGCTCAAGTCTCCGCAGGCCGCGCTGCCGAATCAAGAGCGGCTCGGCGCAGAGTTGCTCGTGGCCACGTACGCATTTACCGCGAACGGGAAGATCAAGGTGCTGTCCAAGGATCTAATGCGCGCCTTGCTCGATGGCCGATCGCCGGACTACGCGGACGCGCTAGCAATGGCCGTCTACCGCGGAAAGCGCGGCAAGCGTATCGAGTACAGTTACGATGGTGCGCTTGACCTCCGGCACAATCCAGCACCGGAGGATGGCGCGTGGGATGACAGCGGCTGGGGGCCGGGATGACACTGTGGGAGTGCACGAAGTGCCAGGCCAAAAGCAGCGAACGACGTCCGATAGGCTGGGCTTCCGTGTTGCACGATGAGAGCGGATCGATCCCGCTCGTGCTCTGCCCGAAGTGCGCCGATCGCTACGAATCAGGCCTAGTCGCAGAGACCGACCCTGACACCGGCGAGCGCCGCACGGTGCGCAAACAGCACCGATCCACGGTGTGGAGGCTGTGACGTGGCTGAGGTGTACCGCTTCGGCGCGTGCGAGCTCGACGCAACCAACGCACGCCTGACGCGCTGCGGGCAGCTCGTGCGCGTCCGCCCTCTCCCGCTAGACGTGCTCGTGACGCTGGCGCGTTCCGCGCGCCTGGTGACCACTGGGGAGCTGCTGGATCTGCACTGGCCGCAATCTGCCGGCGCCGAGGCGACGCTACACGCGACGGTCAACGCGGCGAGGCGCGCGATAGGCCAGCTACCAGGCCAGCCGGGGCCGCTAGAGTCGGTGCATGGTCGCGGGTACCAGCTCATCGGCGTGGCCCGCACAGAGTCGACTGTGAGCGCTGCCAGGCGTGCCCGCTGGCGTGCCTACGCGGAGCGCGCGGCATCGTCCGGGATGGACCCGCGCCACTGCCTTGAGGTGGCGGACGCGCTACTCGCGGGCGAGGTCTCGCGGTACGGCGAGCCGTAGACCTGTGGCCTAGCTCGTCCAGTGTCATCGCGGCCAGACTGCCGCACGTGTGGAAGCCGCTCGATGCTGTCGCGTCGCTATTTCGCTCCGGGCCTGACCGGCAGCCGAAGGCGTCCGAGATGCTGGGCGAGGTCGCGCGGCCTGGAATAACAGACCTGCGCAGCCCGTATCGCGAGAGCGTAAGCGACTGGCTCAAGCCTGCTGACCTTGCGCGGATCATGCGAGACGCGATCAACGGAGACGCAGAGTCTTACCTCACGCTCGCTGAGGAAATGGAGGAGCGCGAGCCGCACTATCGGAGTGTTCTTGGCACGCGAAAGCTTGCTGTTTCTGGGCTTGAGATCAACGTCGAAGCGCCTACGGACAGCGCGCACGACAAAGCGATCGCCGACGACGTAGAAAAGCTGCTGCGCAGACCCGATGCCGAGGGGCTCGTTACCGACCTGATGGACGGCGTTTCGAAGGGGTTCGCGAACGTAGAGATCCTGTGGGAGCGCGATCTAAAGCGGTGGGAGCCTAGGTGCTACGAGTGGCGCAGCCCGCGTCACTTCGTGTGGGACAAGCAGACGATCTCGGAGTGTCGGCTGCGCACGATGCGCGAGCCGATGAACGGCGAGGAACTCGCTCCGTACAAGTGGCTACAGCACCGCCCAAAGCTCGCCAGCGGCGTTCCGCTGCGCACTGGACTCGCGATGCCCGCGGCGGTCGCGTACATGGCCAAGCGCTACACCGTGGCCGACTGGCTGACGTTTCTGGACGTCTATGGGATGCCGATCCGAGTCGGGAAGTTCCCCGCGTCGATGGCCAAGCAGAAAAAAGACCTTCTGCGCGCCGTCCAATCGCTCGGCACAGACGCAGCGGCGGTCATTCCAGAAGAGATGACGATCGAGCTTCTCGAGAGCTCGGGGCGCTCAGGCGGTCCGCTGTTCTGCGAGTCTGCAGAGTATTGGGACAAGCAGATAAGTAAGATCGTGCTCGGTCAGACGATGTCGAGCGACGATGGCGCATCGCTTGCGCAGAGTAAGACGCACGAGCGCGTTCGATTCGATATTCGCGCCGCTGACGGGCGCCATGTGATGGCAACGATCACGCGTGATTTGATCGTACCATTCGTAATCCTCAACTACGGGCCACAGGATCAGTATCCACGCGCTCTAGTAGACACTAAAGAACCCGAAGATGTTACGGCGCTACTGGCGAACGTAAAAATCTTCGTAGATCTTGGCGGCAAGGTGCAAATGTCAGAGGTGCGCGATCGCATGGGCCTGTCCGAGCCCGAGGAAGGCGCGGAGCTGCTCCAACCGAGCGCGAAGATCGTGGCGGACGCAGCGCCTGAGCCCGATCCGGCCACGAATGTGCCCAAGCCTGACACAGGCGCCGCCCGAGGAAAGGTGAGCGCGCGTACACAGTTAGCGAGGGTCCTGGACGCGCTTAGCGCGTTTGGGCCACGGCCTGCACAGGTCGTTTCGGATGTGCTGGACGAGCTCACGGACGAAGACCTCGCGGACTGGCAGCCGCTGCTGGACGGCACGGTGGGCGAGCTACTCGCTAGGATCCAAGCCGCGGAGAGCTTCTCGGAAGCAGCCGATATCGTCGAGCGCCTAGCGAACGACAAGGGCGTGGTCCTCGATTTGAGCTCGTTCACAGCTGCGCTTTCGCGCTCAACGTTCCGGGCTCGGGGAATCGGAGACGCGACGGACGAGGTGAGCCTGTGAGAGTCGGGACCGCCGGAAAGCGTGTCGACCTACTGATCCGTCAGGGTGCGACGTTCGCGATCGAACTCCGCGCCGTCACTCCTGCAGGTGAGCCGAAGCCGATCGCCGGGTACACCGTAAGGTCACAGATTCGAAAGATGCCGAGCTCGCCGGTTAGTGTCGCGAGCCTTTCGGCAATAGTAACGAATGCCCCAGGCGGGGTATTTACGCTGTACATGACGGCTGCGCAGACTGCCGCGTTAGTGGCGGGGGAGACTGCGGACAGCGCGGCATCTCGCTACGCGTGGGACGTGGAGATCGAGAGCCCCTCCGGGTTCGTCTCTCCTGTCGCATGGGGGACCGTGCAGGTGCATCCGGAAGTAACTCGCTAGCGACTAGCTATGCGTTGGTTGTGTGAAATGAATGGTGGGGAGTATTAGAAGATGGCCGGCAAGTCGAACGTTCTCGAAAATGACATTCTCGCGTTCCTTCTGAATGGGACCGCCCTTCCCGCGATTTCAGGCGCGGTCGGCTATCCCGCGGGCGGTGGCAACTTCTACGTCGCTCTGCACACCGCGGATCCCTTCGCGGCGAATGAGGACGCTGGCGCGACTACGAGCGAGGCGAACTACACCGGCTATGCTCGGCAGCCTGTGGCGCGCAGCTCGGGCGGCTTCACGGTCTCCGCTTCGGGCGGTGTGACCAGCGCAAAGAACACTGCGGCGATCAACTTTCCCGCGTGCACTGCGGGCAGCAACACGATCACGCACTTCAGCGTGGTCAATACCGCCTCCGGCGCTGGCGCGATCCTCTACTCCGGCGCGCTTTCTGCGTCGCTCGCAGTGTCGAGCGGCATCACGCCGCAGTTCGCTGCTCAGGCTCTCGTGATCACCGAGGACTGAGCTCCGGTCTCGCAAGCGCAGTAGTCAGAGCGAAGCACTGAGGGGGACCTGTGGCGATTACGACCGTGGACGGCTGGCTCGCGTCCGCAAAGCAGTATTACGCAGTTTCTAAGTCGTCTTTCACGACGGTCGCAGCGCTGCAATATTCGCTCTGGCAGGCTGCTGGCGTTCCGGCTGCCGGCGCTGCCCCCGGAGCGGCTGCCATTCCGACAAAGGCCACGCAGGGGGCGGTGCTGTTCAACAACCCGACCGCCCCAGCGCTGTCTTACCTTGGCCGTGTAGACGCAATGAGCAGCGCGGCCGGTCTGCTGATCCTTTACGATCGCGTCGCGCATATGGGCGGGCTCAACGGCACGCTTACGACGGCGCAAGCGGTCAACACGCCGACTCCAGACCGCGGCAACGTGAGCGGCCTGGGGACAGAGGCGTTTCTGGAGTGGTACACGACAACCGGAACCACCGCGACCACTGCGACAGTCGCCTGGACTGACGACACGGGTACGGCGAGATCGTCTGCGATCTCTATAGCCGCGTCCATGGCTGCGAACCGCATGGTGCAGATCCCCATGGTAGCGACAGCCGCAGGCGTAAGGTCCGTGCAGACGGTCACCCTTAGCGCGAGCACGCTTACCGCGGGAAACTTCGGTGTCACGATCTGCAATCGACTGGCATCCGTGCCGATCCTCGCGAACACGCCCATTTCGCTAGACCCTTTTGCGCTGGGTCTGAGCAGGGTTCCGGACAACGCGTGCCTTTTCTTTGCTGTGATTCCGAACGCCACAGCAAGCGGCGCGCTCTCCACGTCCATCATGATCGGCCAGGGCTGATCCAGTGCGCCGCGGCATAGCTGTACAGCTCGCGTACGGCTCAGGCCGCGGGCTTCTCGTGTCTGACTCCGGATCGCTGGCGCTTACCAACGATTTGATCGCAGACACGAACACGTCCGCGATCTCGTCTGCAGTGGGCGGCGCTGTGCTGGTCGACATGATCAGCAACCCAAGCCCGCGCAACATCGGCGCGGCTCCGCCAGCGATGCTAACGGGCGCGTTCGCGTTTACTTGGACGCCTTCCGTTGCGGACTCGGCGCTCGCAGATAACGACTACGTGCTCGTGAACTGGGGCCGGTCAACGACCAGCCTCTATGTGCAGCGCGCAGGCGTGACCAACCTGGTCATTTACGACGACACGACTGGAGCCATCGCGTTTGCCTATGGCGTTTCGTTTGCTGCTGGTGTCACGGTCTCGATCTCGGTAGACCTCGCTGCGCTCACGATTTCGCTATCTGGGTTCACGGCTGGAAACGGAACGTATGCGATAGCCGCAGGTTTCAGCCCTGCCGATGGCGATGGGACGATCGACGTAGGACGCTACTTTGACGGTGCGTATCAGTCGGGCGGAACTTACGGAAACTTCACGGCAGGCGGAAGCACAGGCGTCGGAGGAACGTCGAGCGCAGCGGGCACGCTGTCCAGTGCTGCGGCGGCCTCGACGATCGATGGATCCGCGTCCGGCCTCGCGTCCGGCAGTGCGTCTCTCTCCGCGCTTGGCACCCTCTCCGGCTCCGTAGCAGGCACGAGCTCTCCGTCCGGCGCTGCAGGCGCTCTCGCCTCTGCCAGCGGCTCCACGGGCGGCGTAGGTGCTGCAGCGGGCACGCTCGCTGCGTCTGCCCTGCTCTCTGCGACGTCACGAGGTAGAGCGCTCGGGCGCGAGCCGCGTTCTGCGTTCATTTACTCTTACCCGCTCCCCGGCGGAATGCGGGACGCGTACGATCGGATCATCGTCGAGCCAGGCCACCCGCACACGGTCGCGGGAACCGGCGCGGAGCTGGTCGCCTACCTGTCTGTCGGCGAGGTCTCGGACACGAGCCCGGACGTCGGCAACATGCTTCCGGCGTGGATAATCGGCCGAAATGAAGGCTGGGGCTCGTCCATCATGGACTTGTCCAGCGCTGCGTATCGTGCAGATCTCGTGGGACGCAGAGCCGCGGCGCTGTACGCGCTCGGCTATCGCTCTCTGTTCCTTGACGTCCTCGATTCGTTCCAGCTCGTGATCCTTGATGAGCCTGGACGCGCATTGCAGCGCGCTGGGCTCGTGGCTGTGATCCAGGCGCTTCGCGCGACGTTTCCCACGATCCTAATCAATCGCGGGTTTGACGTCGTTGCGTACGTTGCTCCGTACGTTCAGGGAATGGTCGCGGAATCGTTGTTCCGCACGTACACGAGCGGCGCCTACGCAGCGAGCACGCAGAACGACAAAGATTGGTTACTGCCGAAGCTGCTGAGTGCGCGCGACACGTACGGATTGCCCGTCACGGTGATCGACTACGTTGCGCCAGGTGATACGGCCACCGCGCAAGGCGCGATCGATTCGATCACGGCGCTCGGGTTCACCGCGTACGTGTCAGACGTCGCGCTTTCGACTGCCGGACTGGGCGGGATCGGCGCGCTCAGTATTCCGGGCACTGGCACAACGGCTTCGGCATCCGGTGCGCTGTCCGGCTCGAGCTCTGCGGCATCGTCGGCGAGCTCGACAGCATCGGCTGCTGGGGCTCTTTCCGCGAGCGCGCTAGGCACGAGCTCTGCGACTGCTTCCACTTCCTCCGCAGGCTCGCTCGCTGCGACGTCTGCGGGCACGTCTGCGGCGTCTTCCGTGGCAACCGGGCGCGGCTCGCTCAGTGGGTCGGCGGCTGGCTCTGCGGCGCCTTCGGCAGCGGTCACAGCGCGTGGCGACCTTGCCGGATCCGTGGCCGCGACGGGCGCGGCAAGCGCCGCGGTGTTCGCGCGCGCAGCGCTGGCCGGCGCGATCGCCGGTGCGGCTTCGGCTTCGGCAGCGGTCACAGCGCGTGGCGCGCTGTCAGGATCGTCTGGCGCTGTTGCCTCTGCGTCCGCATCACTGCTCGCACCCGGAACGCTCGCCGGACAAGCGCAAGGCGCCTCGCTGCTCACTGTGAGCGCGCTTGAATCTGGGATCCCGTTTCCTCCGCCGCACGCGCTTTCCGCCGAATATCGCAGCGTATGGCGCCAAGACTTCACCACGCTGTCTGCGCTGTCTGTGTCCGCGAACGGACCTTGCGGAAACGGCGCTGGACTGACGACGTGGATGGCCCATAAGCCAGGCTACGGCGAATGGTTCCTTTTCAACGATCCATCGGAAAACCTCCACCCGTTCTCTCTTGATGGCCACGAGCTCACGATCCGCGTCCAGAAAGACGGCGCGCTTGCGGCGTACGGCGGATACACCGGCGGTCTGCTTTCGTCTGCAGATCATCATGGCGACGGTTTCACGCAGAAATACGGCTACTTCGAAGCCTGTATGCGCGTTCCAGGGGGGGCGAATACGTGGCCGTCCTTCTGGCTTCTCGGCGTCGAAAACATGGCCGTTCCAGGAACGCCTATTGCGGAGCTCGACGTCACAGAGCTCTACGGAAACGCCGGAGCTGGGCCAGGTTTCTCGCCTCCGGGAAACCCGAGCATTTCGATCAGCACGTGGCACAAGTGGTCAACTCCGCACGAGTTCGATCAGCACATTGTCGACGCGTCGCTTCCACCGTTTTCCACGGATCTATCGGCCGGATTCCACACTTTCGGCGTCGACGTTGGACCCACGGAAATCAAGTGGTACCTGGACCGTCAACTCTACTGGACGACGCCGGCATATCCCGAGTCGCGGCGTCCGCTTGCGGTGTTGCTCAATCTCGCGCTTGGAGGTGGCAATTACACCAACGCAACGAATGACGGTTACGACTGGTCTCTCACTCCAGACCCGACCGATCTCAAAGTAAAGTACGTCGCCGTTTGGGCGAGTCCTGACAGCCCGAACTACACAGACGTTCGCACGGCTGGCGCGACTGGCGTAGGCCGCGCTACGGCATCGCTGTTTGCTGACGCATCGGTGTCTGGCTCGTCTGGCGCTTCATCTCTCGCGCGCCTGTACGTCACCGATGCTTCGTACGTCTACGATGACGGCGGCGCGCTGGTCTACGATGACAACGGCGAGCCTGTCACGATCGGTGTGACCACGGGTGCGCTGGCGTCGTCGTCCGCCGGAACGTCGCTCGCGCTCGCATCTGCGAGCGGGTCCGCTTCCCTTTCAGGTGCGTCGGGAGGCGTTGCGCTGGCGCTCGCCGTGGTCTCCGCCCGCGGAGACTTGGCCGCAACATCCGTGGCGACGGGCGCGGCATCCTCCCAGATGGCCGCATCTGGGGCGCTTTCCGCGGCCAGCGGCGCAGCGTCCACGGCTACCGCTGTGGCGACTGGGCGCGGCGCGCTCGCTGCGACACTCGGAGCGGCCGGAGCTGCGTCGGCTCTGCTGTCCGCGGTCGGTGCGCTCGCAGTGTCTGCGCTTGCCGGAACCGCGTCTGCGTCTGGCTCGCTGGTCGCGCGTGGCGCACTCGCGGGCACTTCCGGCGCGACGTCAGGCGCGTCCGCTGTCGGGTTTGCGCAGGCCACGGGCGGCGCCCTGGCCTCCGGCACGAGCGCTGCGTCCGCCACGATCTTCGCGCTATCCGCCGGCACGTGCTCTGCGTCCGGCATCGCATCGGCAGCGGCCACGCTCGTAGGTCTGCGTGCGGCGTCGGGCTCGTCTGCCGGAGCGGCTAGTAGCAGCGGCGCTTCGCTCGCGGGCGCAGGCTTGCTCGGCGGTAGCGCGCTTGCGCTCGCCGGTTCGAGCGCAAGCCTTGGCGCTTCGGGCGCGTTGGCCGCATCTGCCGCAGGATCCGCGTCCGCATCTGCGTCTGCAGGGTTGTCTGGTGCGCTAGCGTGTGTCTCTGCCGGCATTGCATCTGCGTCCGCGAGCATGACGGCGCGCGGCGCACTGCTCGGGTCTGTCAGTGGTTCGAGTTCTGCACAGGTCGCTTCCGGATCTTCGATCGGAACGCTTGCGACGGGCGCAGGTTCCACGATCCTGCTCGACCTCGCCACGAATCCCGCGCCGCATCACTTCGCGGTGTGTCCTCCCGCGATTCTCTCGGGGCGCTGGTCGTTCACGTGGACGCCTGCAGTTGCGGATACAGCGCTCGCGCCAAACGATTACGTGCTCGTCTCGTGGGGACCGTCAGACACGAGTCTCTACGTCCAGCGCAGCGCGGTCACGAACCTCGGCCTGTACGATCAGACGACGGGCACATGGGCATGGGTTACTGGCGTAAGCTTCTCCGCTGGACAGCCCGTCACGATCGCGACGGACACGCAGGCGCAGCAGGTCACGCTATCTGGCTTCGCGTCGGGGAATGGCACGTACGCAACGACCGCGTTTTCACCTGCCGATGGCGATGGATCGGTCGACGTCGGCCAGTATTTCGACGGCAACTACGCGAGCGGCGGAACGTTCTCGAACTTCACTGCGCCGGGCTACGGCGTCGGTGGGACGAGCGCGGTCACTGGTACGCTCACGGTTGGCGCTCAGGTCGTACTGATTGCCGGCAACGCGTCCGGCATGGGTTACGCGACTGCGGCGCCAGCGCTCACGATGGCCGGCTATCTGGTCGGCACGTCGAGCGCATATGGCCGCGGTGAAGAGTCTGTAACCCTGAGTGGGCTCGGGGCGCTGGCTGCTGCTGCGTCTGGCACGGGCACGGCGCAGGCAACCGGGATCGCACTGCAGACCGGAGGCGCTCTCGCGGTAGGCACGTCGAGCGCTTTCGCGGCCATCGGCGCGCGCGTGGAGATTTCGGCTGCTGCGTCTGGCACGAGCGCTGCGTCCGCGCTGATTCTCGCTCAGATCGCGGTATACGGCGCAGCTGCCGGAAGCGCGGCCGTGCCTGCTAGCCTGTACGGTCTGGGCTCGCTAGCGGGCGTTCTCGCGTCGCAGTCTGGCGCCACTGCGTCCCCGAGCGCGCGCGGGCAGCTCGCCGGCACGTCCGCTGGCGGAGGCCTCGCTATCGCGGCCACTGGTGGGTCTGTGCCTGGCGTGGGCACGGTTGCCGGCATGAGCTCCGCCGCTGCCGCGCTGGTCGGCTCCGGCGATCTCGTGTCGGTGGTCGCAGGCTCGAGCTCTGCGTCTGTCGCCGGTAGCGGCGCTGTGCCGGCGCAGGGGGCCGTCTCGGGCACGGGCGCGGCCTCTGCGTCGGTCTCTGGCCGCGGGGCGCTCCTGGCCAGCGTGGGAGGCGCTGGCGACGCATCGCTCGCCGGCACGGTTGGAGTCGTGGTCTCTGGCGCCGCTGGCGCGAGCTCCGCTGCGTCCGGCGTGATCGTCGGTGTGGGCGCTGTCGCCGGAGCCGCACGAGGCAAGGCGCTGGCACTGGCCGCGACGCTGGGGGGTGTCGCCGGAGCTGTCGAGATCGCGGGATCCGCCGGCGCATCTGGCGAGCTCTCGGCACTGGCCGATCTCTCGGGTGAGATCTCGGGCGCCTCCGTGGCGCATGCGTCCGGCGCTTCCGCGGCACTGGCGACGTCGACGGCTTCGGGCAGCGCGTCAGCGATCGCTGAGTTGATCGCGCTCGGTGGCGTCGCTGCCGCGGCGCACGGCACAGGGGCTGCGGCTGCCACCGCGCAAGGATCGTTCGAAGCGTCCGGTTTGTCGTCCGCTCACGCAGTGGCGTGGCTCGAGACACCGCCCGGTGAGCTCTCGTGGGTTCCTGTGTCGATCGAGATCTCGCCAGAGACGATACAGGCAGGCGATTTTGTGATCGCAGATGAGTTTGCGATCTGAAGGTTCAGACGTGGAGTTTTTCGGATGCCAGCACACAGCACGCTAGACCAGGATCATGCGTGGAGCGCCACGGCTTACGCGTCCGCGCTCAAGTTCGACAAACGAAGCCGCGTGCTTCCTGAGCAGCGAATCGAGGGGCCGGTGTCGATCACGGTTGACGCCACGAACGCGCGCGCAGGCGGAGAGATACACGCGAGGTTTGTGGGTAACGGCGTGGACACACCGTCGTTCGCTGGCTTGTTCGAGCACAGCAGTAGCAGCGGATACGACGTCAGAAACGGGATCGTGAACACGCTCCGCGCTTGGTATGACGGCGTTTCCTACTGGTATGCGTGGGGTAAGAGGGTTGGAGCGGCTCCTGTCGCGCTGGTCCTCTCGTCTCTTAGCAACGTCACGAACACATCGGGGACGTACTCGCGCAACGCTGGCGGATGGGACCTTACGAACTGCTTCGCTGGCGCGTCGAACCTGTCGCTATCAATAAGCGGATTCTTCGAGGCACGATACGGTTCGTTCTCTGCGTCAAGCGTGCCGTGCTTCTACACCTCTCCATCTTCCGGAGCAGTGACTTTCGACAGCGCGAACACGTATGGCGTGTACGCGGAAAACGGAACCGCTGCGTACAAGATCGTTCTGGGAGGCGGAGGCAATGCGCCGAACCTCAACACGAGTAAGGTAGCCGCTGCTGGTGACCGCCTGAGAATCGGACGAACCGGAACAACCTCGTGGGTTGACGTGTCTCAGGATGGCGGCGCGACGTGGACGCGCATCGATTCGCGAGCCACGGTTTCCACCGTGCAGAGGTGGGCAAACGTTGCGTTCTACGGACCCGGCACGACGTTTTTGGGGCTCGACGGGTCTGGCATCGCGTAATGGGGAATCGTGGTGGCTGACAAAGACGTAAGACCCGGACCCGTTCCCGCTGACGTGCTCGCGTATTGGCGCGCGAAGAAGCTGTCTCCGCGCTTCGACTGGCGCGACGTGTGGCTAGAGGAGCACGATCTAGAGTTCACCGCGGCAAAGATCATGCGCCGCGACGTTCTTGCAGCGATGAAAAACGAGCTAGATCGGGCGATCGCCGATGGCGTTCCGTTCGATCGCTGGGCGAAGCAGGTAGAGCCGCGATTCCGTGAGATGGGATGGTGGGCGGAGCACGAGGTGATTGACCCTGAGACCGGCGCGCGCGCCACGGTAGACCCACCCTCTCGGCTTCGGCGGATCTACGATACAAACATCCGAATGGCGCGCGCTGTTGGCCAGTACGACCGCGCGCAGAAGAACAAGCGCTTTCGGCCCTACGTGCTGTATCAGGTCGGACCGTCTCACCGACATCGGCCGGAGCACTTGGCGCTGCACGGCGTAATGGTACACATTGACGATCCGTTTTGGTCGCATGCATGGCCGCCAAATGGATGGGGCTGCTTCTTGCCTGGAACGGTAGTCACGGGCGACTTTGTAGGCGGATCAAAAGCCTGGTATTCTGGGGAGGCCATCGAGATCAAGACTGATGGCGGCGCCTCGCTCTCCGTTACGCCCAATCACCCCATACTTACCTCGCGCGGATGGGTTGCGGCGGGGTCTCTCAAGGTAGGCGACGACTGCGTTAGCAACAGCGGCGAAGTCGTACTCGTACGCGCATCCGGTTCCCCACAGTCTCCCGGAGGGGCAGTACGCAATCAGGATGTCCCAGCCTGCGTGGAGGATGTATTCAAGGCGCTCTCTGCGCATCGACGTGGAACGGCACAGATCTCCCCTTTGGACTTCCACGGCGAGGCGTCTCGGTTCGTGGGCCAAGTCGACGTTGTGGGGACCTATGTTGAGCTGGCTGACCAGCGCGAATCCACTCGTCTTCAGTTCTCGGGAGAGAGCTCGTTCCCGGCTCCGTATTCCAGTCTGCAGCTCGTAGACGCGAGCGGCTTGGTAGTGCCGCTCCTCCACCCCAGCAGTGCGGCCCGTAGCCGCAGAAAAGGCTGGCCTGGCGACTTCTATCCGCTGGTCTCGCGTGAGCTTCCCGAATCTGTTGTATGCGGCTTCGGATCTGCCGCGCAAAGGAATGTTGTGTCTGTGGAGAAGGCGGGCAACGGCAGTTCTGGACACTCCAAGTTCCTTGGAGAGCTCCAAGATAGAGGATCCGGCAACGTATCTCTTGATAAGGTGGTCAGTGTTAGGCGGTTCCCATATCGCGGACATGTGTACGACCTCGAAACTAGATCTGGATGGCTTTTGGCCAACGGAATTGCGGCTAGCAACTGCAAGTGCTTCGTTCAGGTTCTCAGCGCGCGCGAAGCGGACCGCATCGAGTCGGAAGGCATCCAGGCGCCCGATCCCGAGCCGATCCTAGACGACGAGGGTAACCCCACCGGGCACGTGGTGGATCGGCGCGTGCAGGTTCGCCGGTCTGCTCCTGTGCTGCCCCTCGTTCCGTGGGAAAACAAGCGCGCGGGAACAATCGAGCTCGTGCCGCAGGGCATTGATCCAGGATTCCACTACACCCCTGGTGAGGGTCGCGCGCGCGCGCTCAAGTACCCGTGAGCGTAGCTCCGGAAACGACCTTCACGGGCTGCCTGCGAGGCGCAGCGCGCGGCATCTACACCGGCCCGGTGCGTACCCTGGTCACCGCTTCGGGCGGCTTGCTGCGGCTCTCTCTGCGCCACCCGATTGCGACGCGTCGCGGATGGGTTGCCGCGGGCGATCTGAGCACTTCGGACGCTGCGCTCGTGCACGTGGGAGAGCTCGGGCTACCACGCGACCAGCTTCCGCCGTCCGGCGATGAGCTGTGGCGGACGTGGTCTCTCAGGCACGGCGGATCGTGGCGCTTGTTGGCGCCTAGGCGCGCCTTTCACGGCGAGGGGCGGCGCTTCTACGGGTCAATCGAAGTGGTCGGCTCCTATCGCCTGCTAGGCACCGCGCGCGTGCGGCACGAGGCGAGGAACTCGGGGGCTCCCGCCGTGGTCTGCTACTCGCGTGCTGTGGGGATGGCGCACGTGGCATCGACTGCGATCCTCGCTGTGGGCGACGAGGGTTGGCCGGAGCTCGCGCCAACGCTAATGCGCGGGTCGGATGGGCGCTTCGCGCTGGATCCGATCGTAGCGATCTACGAGTCGCCTTACGTGGGTACGGTGTACGACGTCGAGGGTGACAGCGGTTGGTGTTGGGCATCTGGCTTCGCGCTGCGTGATTCCTGAGAGCTGTGGCCTAGCTCGTCCAGTGCATGCCGGCGCAGGCTCTGCCCTGCATGCCAGGAAAAGCCGAGCTGGTTGGAGTGTCAGGCGACGGGCGGGATGTTGTCCGGCTGCTCTGCTCGCTTGGTTCCGGTGCCGATGGGACACCGCAGGAGTGGATCCATATCCTCCCTGGCGGTCCGATCGTGGTCGCGCGCGACGAGCGCGTGTTCCAGGTCACTGACGCGGAGAGCGTACTCGCGGCTAGTGAGCTCCCGATGCTCGTGGATTGGGAGCACGAGTCCGAGAACCCTTGGGGTGGTTCCACACGTGCGGCTGGTTGGATTGAGGAGCTCTCCGCGTCAGACGGATCAGAGCGCGCGGCAGGTCTATGGGGGCGCGTTCGTTGGACCGGAAAAGGCGGGGAAGACGTCGCGCAGGGCGCGTATCGCTTCCTCTCTCCGGTCGTGGTGATCGATTCCGAGACGCGAGACGCACAGCAGATCGTGAGCGTCGCGCTTACGAATCGCCCGGCTCTGCGCATGCAGGAAATCGGCAGGTTTCGCGAGCAAATGTCAGCTCGCATTGGCGTGGCGCTCGACGGTGAGCGCGCGCAAGCGCACTCGAAAAGTGGTGAGGCAATGACCCCAGCTCAGAGAAAGGCGCTTTGCGCCGCGTTCTCGCTCGCGGAGACCGTGAGCGATGACGAGATCGTGGAAGCAGCCAAGAAGCACAGCGCCGCGCGCGTGTTGCTTGAGCAGACCACCGAGCAGTTTTCGTCAGCGAGCGCTTCGCTTGCGCAGGTAAACGCTCGCGTTGTGGAGCTCGAGACGCAGCTTTCCGAGGCTCGCAAGGCTGGCGAGGCTGCTCGGCTCGAGGCGGAGATCGCGGAGCTGTTCCAGGCGAACAAGAACCGGATCACGCCTGCGATGGCCGAGGGCTTCCGCAAGATGTTCGCGAAGTCGCCCGAGACGCTTGAGGCGTTCAAGGAGTTCACGCTCCCGAACCTTCCCGAGATCGGCGCACCCGCTCCGGCTTCGATTCCTGCGACTGCCCCGAGTTCGGCGAGTTCGGTTGCCGAGCGCGATCGCCTCGCTCTGCGTCAGCGCGGGATGACCGACGCGCAGATCGAAGCGGCAGAGAAATACCAGGCTGAGGTCCGCGCTCGTCGCGCTCTCGGCGGAGAGGTGGACTGACCATGGCTGCACTGACCAAGGATCGAAAGACTGTCACCGCGTTTCGCGGCGTCCGCGCGTTTCCCGTGCTCGCGAGCACGGTGATCTACGAGGGATCGATCGTCGCTGTTGACGCGTCTGGCTGGGCTCGCCCCGCTCGCTCGGTCGCGAGCAACACGGATCGAATCGTCGGACGCGCGGAGCTTCGCGCGGACAACAGCGTCGGAGCGAACGGCGCGGTTTACGTCAGCGTCCGGTGCGATGACGTCTGCTTCTACGTCAACGGCGACTCCATCACGAGCGCGGACGTCGGCAAGGACTGCTACGCGTCCGACGATCAGACGATCGTCAAGACCAGTGCCGCGACGGTCGCGCGCGCTGGCAAGGTCTACACGGTCGACGCCACTTACGGCGTTGGCGTGGTCTTCGACGCCTGACCGGCAAGCAACATCTAACCCCTGTTTTTCAAGGACAAGTAAGCTATGCCAGTCAAAGGCACGATCACCAGTGGTGACTTGCGTCAGCTCGAAATCGAGAGCACGAACGCATTCCTGACGGGTCTGCAGTCGATGACCGCTCCGATGTTCGAGCGACTCTCCACCACGATCAGCATGAACACGAAGACCGTGGAGGCCCCGATCCTTTCGCAGATCGGCGCGCTTCGTGAGTGGGTTGGTCCGCGTCTCGTGGAGCGCTTCGCGCGCGATGCGTACAGCATCACCGCGAAGGAGTTCGAGAAGACGATCGGGATCCCGCGCACCGCGATCGAAGACGACAACGTGGGCCTCTGGATGCCTCAGATCGGCACCCTCGGCCAGCAGGCTGCCGCGTGGCCTGACCAGCAGGTTTTCGCGAAGCTAGGCAAGGGTTTTGCGGATCTCTGCGTGGATGGGAAGCCCTTCTTCTCGACGCAGCACCCTGACGGTAAGGGTGGCACCTACTCAAACACTGACAGCGCGAACGGCACTGCCGGCACCGCGCCGACCTGGTACCTCTTCGATCTTTCGAAGATGCTCAAGCCGTTGATCTGGGCGCTGCGCAAGGCGCCTGAGTTCACCGCGTTCTGGGATCTGAAAGATCCGAACGTGTTTTGGCACAAGGAATATATCTCGGGCGTTTACGCGCGCGGCGTTGCCGATTACGGCTTCCCGATGCACGCGTATGCGGTCCGCGGTGGTCTGACTGCGACCACGTTCGAGAATGCCGTGAAGGCCATGCAGAAGCTTACCAACGCTGTCGGCGAAAACATGAACGTATCGCCCACGCTCGCGGTGATTCCTTCCGATCTCAAGCCGGACGCGGATCGACTCTGGGGCGCTGAGCTGACGATCATGCAGGGAAGCGGCGCGGCAAACGTGGCAGTCGGCACCGTCACGAACACCAAGTTCAAGGCAATCGAGTACGTGGTTGCGCAGCGTCTCAGCAACTCCAACGATGCAACGTTGGCGGTCTGATCGTGGCGAAGCCTGACAAGCCCGCTGAGGCTTCGCCGGAGCCCGCTCCGGAGTCTCAGCCGTCCGAGCCTACTCGGCCAACCCTCGCGGAGCTCTTGCGCGCCGCGGAGGAAGGTCGAGAGGTCGAGATTTCGCCTGCTGTCTCGTGGTGCCCGGAGTACGTCGCTGGGCTCTACGTGGACGCTGCATGGCGTCGCTACTTCGTGGGCACGGTGAAGAACCTTGGCGAATCCGCCCTGGATGAGCTCGCCAGCGATCCGCGCATTCTGGTTCGCTTCGTCTGAGGGGGATTGTCAGGTGGCTGTCTACGCGACGAGGGCGCAGTTAGAGCTTGCGGTTGGCACGAGGTCTCTCGTGGCGATCGCAGACCGCGACAATGACGGGGAGCCAGACTCTGAGGTTGTTGACGCGGCTCTTGCGCAGGCTTCGTCCGTCGTGGACAGCTACCTGACGGCTTATCTCCCCAACGTTACGATCGTTGCGCCGCTCACGCAGGCAACGATCGCGATCGGCTTCGAGCTTCTCCACTCGGCGGATCAGAGCACGGAGGACTCGCGGCTCGGCTATGACCGCGCGATCTCGTGGCTCAAGGACATCGCCAAAGGCATTGCGACGCTTCCCGGTCAGGTCGCTGTCGAGACCAGCGAGGACGCGCCTAGCGAGCCTCTGGTTTCGTCCGGTGACCGCATGTGGTCGCGAGACGTCGCCCGGCTGGTATTCTGATGGCGGCGCTGATCGAGATCACGGCACCACAGCTAGACGCACTCGTGCGTCGCGTAGAGCGCGCTGCGCATGCCGACCTTGGGCAGCTCCTAGAGCTCGTGGGTGAGCAGCAAGTGAGCGCGGCGCAAACGCGCATCTCGCGCACGAAGAAGTCCCCCAGCGGCGCGCGCTGGGCGCCATGGTCGCCTCGCTACGCGCAGACCCGAGGGACGCAGCACTCTCTACTCGTGGGCGAAGGAAGCCTGCGAGACAGCCTCACGCAGCAGCGCGACGGGCGCGCGGCTGTGCTCGTTGGATCGACGATGGAGTACGCCGCGGCTCACCTGTACGGCTACCCTCAGCGCGGCTTACGCGCGCGTCCGTTCCTCGACACGGATGGCGGCTTCGCCGATCCCGAAGATCGCGCGGAGCTGCGCGGACTGGTCGAAGACTGGATCTCGGAGGAGCTCGGCGGATGACGCTCGCTAGCACGCTACTCCGCACGATGGAGTCCACACTTCGCGCGCGGCTCGGAGAAGCTGCCGCGGAAGTGCGGATCCACGACGGCGATCCCGGCGTGGATCCGAAGAACGTGGTTCGCGGCAAGGATCCGCTTGTCCTCGTGACCTGCCTCGGCGCGAACGTCGAGCCTGACGGTTACTCGGTCGCGGATGGCGTGTTCGCTGCGTTCGTATTCACGCGCGCGAACACGCGCGAAGAAGGCGAGCCGCTCTCGCGCGGAATCACCGCCGCGAACCTCGCTTTCCTCGTGGCCGCGATCGTCGAGCAAGAGCGCTGGGGCGGACTTTCCGTGCGTCGTGCGAGCCGGATTCGCCTGCGCAACGAGCACGCGGAGCGCAACACGAAGGACCTCGGGTGGGCGATTTGGTCCGTGCTTTGGACGCAGCCCTTCGAGGTCGAGATTTCAGACGTGAACAGCTTCGGGCGTCTGGGGTCCATTCACTACACGTTCGCGATGGGCGACGAGTTGACGCCTGACGCATACGCAACGGTCGAGTTTCCACCCGTGGGGGGACAATGAGTCAGGCTAACAGAATGTATGTGAAGCCGCGCGATGGGCTCGTGATTCGAGACCCGTTCAGCAAGGCAGTGATTCCACCCGAGGGAATGGAATGCGTGGCCTACGGGTCGCACCTTACCGTGTTGCGCAAGCACATTGCGGTGGGTGACCTGATCGAGATCCCCCAGCTCGCTCACGTGGAGGACTGAGAAATGGCTGTCTCGTTCAACGAAATGCCGAGCGCGTACCGCGTGCCCGGTACGTACGTCGAGGTCGACGGATCGAACGCGCTTGGCGCGCAGGTTCCTGAGCCTCAGCGCATCCTGATCATCGGCTACCGCTCGACGACTGGCACTGCGACGCAGGGCGTGATCTTCCCCGTGGTCGGCCCGAGTGGTGGCGATGGCCCTGCGGGCGCAGATTCGCAGCTTGCGGAGATGCTCCGCAAGTTCAAGCGGCTCAACAACTCCGCGCGTGTCTATGGCATGGGCCTGGACGAAGCCGGCGGCTCTGCGGCTGCGTCCGGCTCGTTCACGTTCACGGGCACGGTCACGCGCGAGACCTCGCTTACCGTGCGAATCGCTGATGTCCGCGTGTCCACGCTGGTCGCGGTCAATACCGCTGCCGCGGCTGTCGCGGCCCAGCTTCAGACGGCGATTGCCGGCGCTTCTCGCCTGCCGATGACCTCGAGTGTCACCACGAACGTGGTCACTCTCACCGCACGCCACAAGGGAACTGCGGGGAACGAGCTCACGATCGCTGTCGAGGCGCTTCCGCCCGGTCTGACGGTCGCGACCGTGCAGCCGAGCGGCGGAGCCACTGACCCTGACATGAACCTCGCGGTTACGGCGCTCGACGAAGACACGTACGACACGATCGTCACTGGCATCGCCAGCGCTTCCGCAATGCTGATTCTCGAGGCGGAGATCGCGCGCCGCTGGGGGCCACTCGTGAAGCAGCCCGGCATGGTGCTCGCTGGCAAGGCGGGAACCCATGGCCAGCTCACCACGTACGGAGACACGCGAAACTCGCAGTTCTCCACCGTGATCGGCTCGGGCAAGTCGCCAACCCCTCCGTGGGTGTGGGCCGCTCAGGCTGCCGCGCGAGACGCGCAGCGCAACGACACGATGAACCCGAACCGCCCGCGCCATGGCCTTACGCTGCCTGATTGCGAGGCGCCGGCAAAGGTCGACATGTTCGACGCTGCGCAGCGCAACTTGCTGCTGTTCGACGGAATCTCGACCTTCAAGACTGACAAGTCTGGTCGCGTGACGATCGAGCGGCTGATCACGACGTACCAGCTCAACGCAGCGGGCCAGCCAGACGCTACGTATCTCGCGATCGAGACGCAGCGCAACTTGTCGCGCCTCTACCACGAAGTCCTCACGCTCGGCAGCAAGTACGCGGACTATCTCCTCGCTCCTGATGGCAAGGATCCGCCTGACCAGGGTGTTCCGATGGTCACCCCGAAGCTGTTCCGTGGCGAGCTGATCGCGCTGAACGATTCGTGGATCCGTCGCGGTCTGACGAAGGACGCTACCGGGTTCGCGAACGCGCTGATCGTCGAGATCAACGAACTGGATCCGGAGCGCCTTGACGTCAACATGGCCCCGCGCCTCGTGGGTGGTCTCGTGACCTTGCCCGTCAAGATCTCCTTCCAGCTCTGAGGGGTAAGGTTCAATGCAACAGACTGGCAAAGTAACGGTCAAGGTCAACGGTAGCTCGCTGCGTAGCAAGACTGGCTCGGGATCGATGATTCCGGGTGGACTCACGCGCGAAGACAACTCAATGACTGATCAAGGCGTGTTCATGTACAAGGAAAAGTACGAACCCGGCGAGATCAAGTGCGTCGTCATGCACTGCGCAGACACTGACGTGCGCGGCATGCAGGACAGTAAGGAAGTGACGGTCTCGTTCGAGGCTGACACCGGCGCTGTCTACACCATGGCGAACGCCGTCTGCACGAAGGTCGGTGAGACGAAGGATGGCGAGGTCGAGGTCACGTTCCGCGGCGATCCGATCAAGTCGTGATGACCCCTGGGGCGCGCTTGCCCGTCCCTGTGCGCGGGTTTCTACTCCTTTCCCTGCGTGCAAAAGCTTCGTCTCGTGCTGTTGCGCGGGGTGATACAGGCAGCACTTTTTGCACCTTGGGGGGTGCTTCGAAATGGACAAGACAAAGACTGAGTTCCTTCCTCCGTCGTCTGCTGACGGCGCAACGATCGTGGTTCTCCGCTCGCCGGTGAAGTGGCGCGGAGAGGAGACCGAGCGTGTGACGATCCCGGCACTCAAGGGCCGGCATCTCGCGCGGATCCCGTTCACAGTGGGCGACGTCCCGACGCTTGGCGCGCTGGTCGAGTGGGCGAGCGCGATCGTGCTTCCCGCTGGGATCGTGGACGAGCTCCACCCTTCCGACGCGATCGCGATCGCGAACGAGGTGTACGCAGCGCTGGGAAAATCCCTGGCGATTGGGGAGACGCAATCGCAATCCTAGGCGGGCATTTCGGTTGGAGTTACTCCGACCTGATGGACTTGCCGATCATGGATCTGCGGTGGTGGATGGAGCGCGTTGCTAACGCTCGGGGTGCACGGTGAGCGATCTCAAGGCTTCGATCCGGATTGCGATTCTCGACAGCTTCACCGGCCCTCTGAAAGCGCTCGGGAAGGCGCTCGGAGACGCGCAGGGGAAGCTACGCGGGATCAAGGCACCGCCCGAGGCCGCGGCGTCGGTCGAGAAGACCACGAAGGCGCTGGACCAGCTCGGGCAGCATGCGCGGCCAGCGCTGGATCAGACCGCGCGGGCGCTGCGTGAGACCGGTTCCGCTGCATCGGCGCTTGGCGGAGCGAATCGAGCGCTCGGGGCGACTGGCGCAGCTGCGGACGATCTCAGCGAGCGCATGCGAGCTTTCGAGAAGGTAGCGGAGCTGCAAGGCGCGGTCGGAGGAGCTCGCAGGCTTGAGAGAGAGCTTCGCGTTGCCATGCGCGCATCGGGCGGAGACGCGGACGCAGCGCGGAAGCACATGGAGGCTTTCGGTCGCCTTGATGCGCTTCGGCGACAGCTCGAGGAAGCGCGGCGCTTTGAGCGCGGTCTCCGCTCTGCTGCTGCTGGCGCGAGAACATCGCTCAAGAGCGTGGAGGGAGAGACCGGCCATGTAGGAGCCTCGTTCGCTGCGCTCTCGCGCAAGGCGATCGCAGAGCTCGGGCGAGCCGATCAGGCCGTGCTTAGCTCGGGCGCACACCTGCGTGCGTTCGAGAAGCTGGCGGAGCTCAGGCGAGCGGAGGAGGGATTCCGACGCGTGCAGCGCGCAGCGCAAGGTCTGGGCGGGCCGATCGGAGATGCTGCAAGCAAGACGGCCAAGCTTCGCGACAACCTCCGAACGCTTGCGGACTCGACGATCGCGCTGACCGGCCTGAAGAGCGCCATGCAGGGGATCGTGAGCGTTGCGAACGCTCCGATCTCCCGCTTCGTCAACTTTGACGAGGCGCTTGGCGAGCTGCAAAGCAAGATGCCGCGCGGGACCGCGAAGGATGATGCGGGGCTTCAGTCTCTCGCGACGCAGGCGAAGGACGTAGGCGCAAAAACCAAGTTCACGCCGCAAGACATCCTGCTTGCGCAGGCAGAGCTTGCGGCAACTGGCCTTCCTGTCGCGGATGTCGCGGCCGTTACCCCGGTGACGGCGAATCTCGCGACGGCTGCGGGAAAGCCCGGCGCACCGATGCTTCCCGACGAGGCCGCAGGCGTTCTTACGAGCGCGATGGCGCAGTTCGGAATGGCTGCGGACGAAGCCTCTACGCTCGCGGATCAGTTCGTGGCCGGCGCGGATGCGTCGCGGAGCTCCGTCGCGGAGCTGAGCGCACAGCTAAAGTATGCGGGAGACGTGGCGCAGCGGTTCGGCATGAGGTCGGACAAGGCGATCACAATGCTTACCCTGCTGAGCGATCAGGGTCAGGACAAGACGACCGCGGGAACCAACTTCCGCGAGATGATGTCAAAGTTCGCGGCCCCGACGAAGGAGGCTCGCGAAGCGCTGGCTAGCGTCGGAGTTGGCGGCAAGACGCTAGAGCGCATGCGCCACAGCGCGGCAACCGGAGACGTGGAGAGCGTCCTGACGGAGCTGCAAAAGAAGCTTTCGAAGGTCGAGCCGGAAAAGCGGCTGCTTGTTCTCCAGCGTGCATTTGGAGACACGGGCGGCGCTTCGGCCAGCGCGCTGATGAAGCGCGCGGTTGTTGGCAGCGACGGAAAGACCGACATTCAGCGCAGATTCGAAGAAGTTTCGCAGACGGGGCTAACCGCTGAAAAGGCGGCGATCAAAGAGTCCACTGCGAAGGGACAGATCGATCAGGCCGAGGGCGCATGGGAGGCCATGCTTACCAACCTCGGATCGAAGTTCGCACCCGAGATCGAGTACGCGACGAAGGCGGTTTCAGGCTTCGCGGATTGGCTTTCCAAGTTCATCGACGCGAACCCGAATACTTCGAAGGCGGTTGCGATCGGCGGATCTGCGCTTGCTGGCGGAGCTGCCCTGTGGGGCGCGGTCAAGGGCGCTGGGGCGATCGCAAAGACGCTGGGGGGCGGCGCGATCGGCTCGATAGGTTCGATGCTGGGCTTTGGTGGTTCCGCTGCCGCCGCTGGCACCGCTGCGGAAGGCGCTGCGCTGGCCTCTGCGGCTGCCGAGGTGGCGACCGCGAGCGCTGCTGCGACCGAAGCCGTGGGCGCCATGGGCGCGGCCGGAGCAGCCTCCGGCGCGGGCGCTGCCGCGGCTGCCGGCGGCGCTGGCGTCCTGGGTCCGCTGGCGCTCGCTGCGCTGCCGATCGCGGGCGGAGTCATGGCGCACCGGACCGGGGCGGACGAAGCGGCGCTTGACTACGTCTGGAACGGCGGGCCGGGAAAGGCGATTGCGGAGCGGCTCAAGGGCGCCGGGCTGCACGAGGGCGCGTCAGACGTGATCGGGACGCACGTTGGCCGCGTGGCATCTCTCGCGCTCGCGCCTGCCGCTACCCTGCCGGCCATCGGTTCGGGTCTCTCGCGTGCGTGGGACTGGGCCTTCGGCGGAGGCGCCCAGCAGCCCGCAGGCAGGCCGGCGAAGCCGGCCACGCATGATGCGCTGGCCTCACGCGTTCCCGCCGCCCTGGCGCGCACTGAGCCCACTGGCGCAGCACTTCTCGCAGCTCCTGTGCAGCCTGCCGCACCCGTCGTGAACGTCGCACCCTCGCCGGTGCAGGTCGCGGCAGCTCCTGTGCAGCACGCGACGGGCGTAGCCCCGTCTGTGCGCGTGGATACGCGGACGCTCGAAGACCTCGCGAAGCAACAGCTCGAAGCGATCCGGAGTCAGACCAAAGAACTGCAGAAGGCGCAGCGCGAAGCGCGCGAAGCGCAGCGTAGGCGAGGCGGCGGACCGCAAGCGGGCGGCGTTTTGGGGACGTTCTAATGAGCTGGCATGAGCGACTGTCAAAGGCCTCATTCAAGGGCGTCACGCTGTATGTGGATGCGACGCAGTACGCCAAGGGGCGACGCGTTCCAGTCCGAAAACTCGCCGGGCAAGACGATTTCATTCCGCAGGATCTTGGTCGCGATCCAGACGAAGTGGAGATCACCTGCTTCTATTGGGGCAAGGCGTTCGACCAAGAGCGCGATGCGCTTGAGGCGAAGCTAGTCGAAGAAGGCGCGGGGCCGCTCGTTCTGCCTACACGCGGAGAGCTGCAAGCGCGCGTGGTTTCCGGGCCCCGCACTACGGAATCGCGCGATGGGCTCGGCTTCTGTTCGATCCGCTTTTCGGTTGTGATCGAGCCGCGCAAGGGCGCTGGCGCGAGCGCTGCGCCTGGGCTCACTGCTGCAAAAAACACGAGCTCCGCGCTAAAAAAGAGCGCGGCCAAAGCACAGAGTGTTGCGGCTGCGTCGACTGCGGCGCGCGCGAAAGTAGCGAAGCTGCCGAACAAGCAGACGGTCTCAGTCCTGGCGAGCATACAAGGCGTCGTGAGCAAGGCGCGCAGCGTTCAGCGCGCGATCCAGTCACAGCTAAATGCGGTCGAAGACGTGAGTGCGGCGATCAACGAACTCGACAGTACCGCAAACACGATCCTGGCGACGCCGAGCGCGATCGCGACCAAGATCGCCGCGGTGGTGCTCGGCGTGGTCGGCATCGCTGACACGGTAGAGCGCGCGATTGATCGCACCACCGGGCTTGTCCTCGGAGACGAGAACGCGACCCCATTCGAAAGTGCATCGCCAGCGCGCGCGACGATCGCGGCCGTGAAGTCGTTCGCACTGCTCGGCACCGGCGAAACCACGTCTGCGGGCCGCAGTGTTGGCCCTACTTCTTCGGCGTCCGGAGCTTCTACGCGCGTTGACTCGGCCAGTGTGCGGACCGTTGCGACGCAGGCTAGCGCGAGCTCAGCTGCGTCTAGTGGTGGCGCCCCGGCATCTTCGGCCGCTTCGTCGGTTGCGCCTTCGACCGACGCGGACGTGTCCGCGGACGCGTCCACGGAGCTCGCCACAGACGATCGCGAGGAGCTCGTTATCCGCGCGATCTACGAAGGAGCGCGCGCGTTGGCCGTCTCGCGCGCGTGCGAGACCTTCGCCACGTGTACGTTTGACTCTTCCGCGTTGGCGCTGTCTGCGCTCGAGGTAGCCGGACACGCGATTGACGACCTGATCGTGTTCGGCGGATCCGATGCGCTCGCCGATGCGCTGGCTGACGTGCGTGCAGCTCTCGCGGATCATCTCCTTTACGTAGCTACGCAGCTTCCCGCGACCACGGTACGCGAGCCTATCGGGATCGTGACCGGCGTGGACGAGAGGCGCGCGGCTGCCTCCGCAAAGGCATCTGCGGCCGTTCTCGGGGAGTCGGCCGACCCGATCGACACGCAGACCAGCCGCAAGGCGAAGGCGCGCACAAAAGGCCTTCCGCGCGTGCTGTCGTACACGCCAGCGGCTGAGGTCCCGGCGCTCCTGATCGCACAAGAGATCTACGGAGACGCAGACCTCGAACGCGATCTCATCGCGCGCAACCGAATCAGGCACCCGCTGTTCGTTTCTCAGCCGATCGAGATCATCGAACCGTGAGCGACATTCCCGAGCCAAAGATCAAGCTCACGGTGAACGGGAAGGACTTCACCGGGTTTGAGGGCGGATCCGTTCTCCTGACCATGGAGGACGCGACGAACAGCTTCGATCTCGAATACGTGGCAGACGGCAAGCGGCCAGGTGCGCGCGGCATCTTCTGCGGAGACGAGTGTGAGCTTTCGATCGACGCCGGAAAGGGCTTTGAGTCGCTGATCAAGGGATTTGTCGATACGACCGACGACGAAGACGACGCGAGCGCGATCAGGCTTCGCTGCGCCGGCCGATCGAAGACGGCGGATCTTGTGGATTGCAGCGCGATCACGAAGCCTGGAAGCTGGAAAAAGGCCGGCCTCGCGAAGATCGCGAACGACATTGCCAAGCCCTTTGGCGTGCGCGTGACCATCGACGGGAGCGCTGGCGGACCCTTCGAAAACTTCAGCGTCACGAAGGGGGAGACTCCCTACGAGGCGATCCAGCGCGCGGCCACGAAGCGCGGACTTTACGTCTTCTCGGTGGGCGATGGACTCGTGATCGCGAAGGCAGGATCCAAGAGCTCGGGCGCTGTCTTGGAGCGCGGAAAAAACATCCTCGTGCGATCCTCGCGCACTGATTCGTGGTACTCGCGTTTCAGCGAATACATCTACCGCGGCCAGGTGCGAGGCACCGATTCTGCGCCTGGAAAAAAGGCATCGCAGAACAAGGCGAGCGTGAAGGATGCCACGATCAACCGATATCGCCCGCTTCTTCTGCAGTCGTACGGATCTGCCGATGAGCTCAAGCTTCGCGCTGAGGTGGAGAGAAACCAGCGAGCTGGGAGAGGCGAGGTTGTGACGGCGCTTGTTGATGGTTGGGGAACTCCTTCTGGAAAGCTGTGGAGGCCAAACACAACCGTGCACTTTGCAAACTCGGTGCTCGGGGTAGACGGTGAGCTCCTGATCGTCACTGCAAACTTCAGATTCGGGCCTGACGTATCGCGAGAGACTGAGCTGCGTCTGATGAAGAAAGAGGCGTTCGACGTCGCGGTTTTCCCGAAGCGCAAGCGAGGAGCCAAGATCACATGATCGGCCTGGACGCACTCCACAAGCTCATCACGCGAACGCAGCAGCGCGTGCAATCGCTCGTTACGCGCGCCGTGCTGACGCGCGTGGACGATTCGAAGAAGATTCAGCGAGTTCAGATCCAGCTACTGGCGGACGAAGAAGAGGACGACGTGGAGCACTTCCAGCCTTCTGGCTGGTCTTTCGTGCCCGAGTCCGGCGCTGAGTGCCTCGCGTTTGCGGTGGGCGGAGACCGCGCGCACACCGTTGTTTTGGGCGTCAACGATGGCTCGAAGCGCCCGAAAGGAACCGCTCCGGGAACGGGTGGGTGCTACCAAAAAGGCGAGTGGCGGATCTACGTCGACAGCTCCGGAGTGGTGCACGTTGGCGCGAAATCGGGCGCGCAACCTGTGGCCCTTGCGGATGACGTCAAAGAGCAGTTCGACAAGATTCGAAAGCAGATCGATCAACTCTCGAACGTCTTTCAGACCTTTGCGAGCACGCACCAACACCAGGTTGCCACTGCCGGATCTCCCGCTGCACAGACGGGAATGGCATTCCCAGCGACACCGCCACCCCAGCCACTGACGCCGCTTGGCCCCGCTACTCCCGTCGCAGCGAAGAAGGCGAAGGCTACGTAAAGCGGCTGTGGCCTAGCTCGTCCAGCGAGTTTCGCGGCATGGTCCGCACGTGCTCGCGATCCGCTACGACAACGCACGCCAGGCGGGGGATCTAGTCTACTCGCGAGGGGTGCTGCTCGACAGCGGCGAGGATCTCGAAACCGCCACGCTGATCTCGCTGTTCACGGACGCGCGCGCGCAGCCGTCTGACGTGCTGCCTGTAGGATCGCCTCGGCGCGGATACTGGGCCGATTCGCTGAGCGACGACAGCGACACGTTCGGTTCGCGCCTCTGGCTTCTGTCCGACGCGCTAGCGACCGCGGAAAACGCGCGCCTAGCGGAGCAATACGCGCTTGAGGCGCTGCGCTGGCTGGCAGACGAAGGGCACGTGCACGAGACGATCACGGAGACCAGTCTTACCCACGACTCGATTTCGCTGTCTGTCTCGCACACGCTAATCGACGGCACGCGGGTCACGATCGATCCGATCAAGGTGGTTGGCTGAGTGCCCTACGCAAGACCGTCGCTCTCACAGCTTGTGCGTCGCGCAGTCGGCGACATTTCGGGCCGAACGAAGGGCTCTGCGTTCGTGCGTCGCTCCGTGGAGCGCGTGCTAGCCAACACGGTCGCAGCGCTCACAAACGGGCTTCACGGACATTTTGAGTGGCTCGCGCGTCAGTCGCTCCCGACCACCGCAGAGATCGAAAGTCTGCTCGGCTGGGGCGAGTGGCTCAAGACTTCGCGCAAGGGCGCTGTGCGCTCCGCTGGACGTGCGACGTTCGCCGGTACGCCTGGGACCGTCGTTCCGATTTACACGTCACTGCAGACGACGGACGGTCTCCAGTTTTTTACGATCGACGATGCCACCACGCAGACAACGGGGTTTGTTGAGCTCGTGATCCAGTCGGAGGCTGGCGGAGCAGACTCGAACCTCGAGGCCGATACCCCGATCTCTCTCGTGAGCCCGATCGCTGGCGTAGACAGCTCCGGCGTAGTCACGCAGGCACTCACAGGAGGCCAGGACACCGAAGACGTCGAAGACTACCGCGCGCGCGTGCTGGACGACCTCCGTCAGCCACCTGCGGGCGGCGGTCCTGGAGACTATCGCCGGTGGGCACTCGAGGTCGAGGGAGTAACGAGAGCGTGGGAGGTCGGTAACCGGATGGGGTATGGCACGGTTTCCGTCGCGTTCGTGATCGACGGGCGGACTGACATCACTCCGGCGGCGGCGGACATCGCAAAGGTTGCTGACCGAATCGAGTCGCGCCGACCGATCGACGTTCGGCAGGTCTACGTTTCTGCGCCGATCGTGCAGGTGGTGCATGTTGACGTCACGATCTCGCCTGACACTGCAGACGTAAGAGCCGCAATCGTAAGCTCGCTGCGCACCCTGTTTCGCAACTCGGAGCTAGAGACTCCGATCCAAGAGTCTCAGGTGCGCGAAGCGATATCTACGGCTGCCGGCGAGGTGTCGCACCAGCTCCTTTCTGTGTCTGCTCCCGGTCTCGACCCTGTGCGCTGGGGCGTTCTGGCGCTCGGCACAGTCACCTTTCGCTGAGTAGGTGCCGTGAAAAGAATTGCAGACGCGACCAGGGCAATAGGCATCAACGGGCCAGGGAAAGACGGTTTTTCCGAGGGCGCTTACGGCCAGGGAATCCTGCCTACGAAGATCACGGCAGACTTCCTGAACGACATTCAGGAGGAGATTTGTGCCGCAATCGAACTCGCCGGCATCACGCTAAACGGATCGGACAACACGCAGCTAGCGCAAGCGCTAGCAATCCTGTCCACCGGCGGGACAAACGCGAACGCAGTCTCGATTCGAGGTGTCAGCGTAGCGAACGTCGCGGCAGCGTCCGCTGACGTGCTCGCCTATTCTGGAGCGGCGTGGATGCCGTCAAAGCTGGCAAATGCAAACTTTGCCACGAACGCTGGCATCGAGGTAAGTAAGCTTTCCGCGTCTGGCATTCCAGACGGATACGTGCTCGGCGCGACCGGCGGATCTCCTGCGTGGCAAAACGGGGCAAACGCCATTCGCGGCGTGCCTGTGTCGACTGCAACGCCTGCAAATGGCGACGTGCTGATCAGCAACGGCGCAAGCTGGGGACCCGAGAAGATCACAGACGCGCACATTGCGTCGAATGCTGCGATTTCGCCGTCGAAACTCGCGCAGCCGTCATTTGGGCAATACCTCGCACGCAACCCTTCGGGGGGCGGCGCTGCGTGGGCCGCGCGCACGGTCTTGGTTGTGCCAAACGCTGGATCCTACGCAACGATCGCAGTCGACGGAATCGACAACGCTACAACCGTAGTGATGAACGTGACAAACGGCGCAACATCGCTCGGCGGGATTTCGCAAGCGTCTTCTGGCAATCCAGCGGTGAACGCCAAGATTCTG